CCAGCAGACTCGGATCCGCGTTGCTGTCATCGTTCTCTGATCTTGGAACCATGTATCTGTCTGCGAAGGTTACCAACCTTCCAATGAACCAGTTATTTCGCAACCAGCTTGAAGCTATGGACCCAACGAACCGTACTGAGCTTGCGCGGGCGCGCCGCGCTGGCCTGGCGATGGAATCTCTACTTGGCAGCGTTAACCGCTGGGCGATGGATAATATGGGGCCGTCTGTGTCTCGTTGGGCGGCAACGGCGGTAATGCGTGCCAGTGGGCTTACAGCATGGTCAGATGCGCACAAGCGCGCCTATGGCGTAACCATGATGGGAAGCCTGGGAGAAGTAGTGTCACGGACACCAGACCTTCGTAGCCTCGATGACTCTGATTTTCGTATCCTGAAAAGTAAAGGGATTACTGACACAGACTGGAGCGTATGGAAGCTGGCGCAACAGGAGGACTGGGGGAACGGTAATAATACGATGCTGACACCGGAAAGCATTATGCGTATCCCTGATTCAGCAGTTAAACATCTTGGTGAGCCTGAACGCGTGAAATTTGAGGCAATGCGTAAACTGCTCGGTGCCGTAACTGAAGAAGTTGATATGGCTGTTATTACACCGGGCGCACGTGAGCAGATGTTCGTAGGGTCTGGTCTTCAGCGTGGAACATGGAAAGGTGAATTAACGAGAAGTGTTTTCCTGTTTAAATCGTTCCCTATCTCGGTTGTTATGCGTCACTGGTCACGCGCTATGGGTATGCCGTCTGCTGGTGGGCGTGCAGCATATATAGCAACGTTTTTAGCAAGCACAACCATGCTTGGTGCTCTTTCCATGCAGATTACTGATCTTATTAATGGGAGAAATCCAAAGGAAATGACCGGTGACCACATGGTTAAATTCTGGATAAATGCATTTTTAAAAGGTGGCGGGGCTGGGTTGTACGGTGATTTTCTTTTCTCTGACCACACTAGGTACGGGAGCGGCGCGCTGGCGTCGATGCTTGGCCCGGTAGCTGGTCTGGTTGATGACGTAGTGAAGATAGCTCAGGGCATACCGCTAAATGCTGTGGAAGGGAAGAGTGAGCAGACTGGTGGTGATCTGGTTAAGCTGGGGAAGGGGCTGATGCCAGGTGCGAATCTCTGGTACTTGAAGGCGGCTCTCGATCATATGATCTTTAACCAGATGCAGGAGTATTTTTCACCAGGCTATTTGCGTAAAATGGAGCAACGTTCGAAGAAAGAGTTTAACCAGACATACTGGTGGCGACCTCAGGATGTCACTCCGCAATAAGGAACAACAATGAAGGAATTATTGCTGTTATCGGTATTTTTGATATCCGCTTGCTCGACATCCTATGATGTTTATGACGGTGTTGATAAGGCATATTGCGACAAAGTTAAAATGGATTTTTCTCTTGCCAAGACGGCGAAGGATAGTTGTATTGATCACTACGTCAAGACTTATACCAAGCCAGCATCATCGGCATCTGATATTGCTGAAGGTGCTGTGTTTGAGTGTAACAAGGTGATATCCATCGCAGCGAGTTCTTCATACGATGCTGCTGTATGTGCAATGGCTGAAAGAAACGGCATGTCAGTGCAAAAAGTTAATAGCATGATAAACAGTAATGACGAAGCCAAAATAAGAACTGATATCAGCTCGGTGAAAAAAGATGCCATGAACAGAGTTGTAAAATATCAGTCATCTTTATAAGTCGTGACATGTCACAGGCCGCAAAAGCGGCCTTGTTTTAACGAATGCCACCGCCCGTCAGAAGAACCCTGCTTTGTCGTTGATGTACTCCGCGTGCGTCTGGATATCACGCAGGCATTTGTTCACACCGACGATGTAGCAGAACATGGTGGTCAACTCCGCCGCCGCGCCCGATACGTCGTGCCCGTCGTCCTGTAACTGGTTCAGCAGATTCATCAGTGAGTTCTCCGTCAGGCCGAGAACACCAGACGGCGAGTGAATCAGACTGCGGTAGCCGGGCTTTAGTGGGGCGCTGTAGGTTTTGTTCTCTATCTTCATTGCCTGCATCACTGCTGATGCTGTGGCGTTGGCTACCTGGTCGGCAACCATCTTTATGCGTTCTTCTTGCGGGAGCGAGTTTTTAATGTAACTTCCGGTGCGGCGGATCTGAGGAAGAACCTCACCTGTAACCCATTTACGAAAGCGGTAGGGGATAGTTCCTGGTGTCACAGCATCGCGGCAGCGGAGGATCAGTGTGTAGAGGCCTGACTCGGAGATGATGATCGATTCTTGCTCACCGCCAGGGGTGTCGGTTGAAGCGACGCCCTTCTCATCATCATCAAGTTTTCGAACAGCATCTCGATGGTTTGCTATGCCTATAGCCCGACAAACATCTGAAGCGATAAACCATGGCTCACCATTAATGACGATTACTCGTATATCGCCTTGGGATTCGAAAGAAAAAATGGACGTGCTTTTTGTAGCTGTCATAGTGGTTACCTTTTAGTCTGGTTAATCACCACTACCGACGCCAATCGGTTGGTGGTGAACTGTGCAGGGTTGGCGTAACCGGCTAAAAGGACCCGGCGCACCTTTCGGTGCCCCCACACAGCCCACCATAATACGAATGTGGCCGTGCTATACGCATAAAAAAACCGCTTGCGCGGTGAATGCGCCTTTTAGTAATCCGGGACGCCAATCCCGGCACTGGATTTTGCCAGTGCCTGATTACTATGGCACAAGAGGAGTGCGATGTAAATTTACCGCAAAGGTAAATATAAGCACTCCGCTTGGTAATTGCAAACCTTATCTGGTTTGCTTTCGTAATTGTTCGGCACAATAGTCGAGATGTGTTTGCAGATCCTGCATAGACATCTGTGAGCTGGTGACGTAGTTAATCAGTGCAGTCAGTTCGGCAAGTGGGCCATCGACATTAAATCCATCCTTATCGAGATCCCGGAGTAATTTCATCAAGTGCGATCCCTCCACCAGTGACCTGACGCCTCCCGGCGTGTGAATCCTTTCGGTAAATCCGTCTTCCAGTGGATAGTGATACTGCTGCATCTTAATCTTCTCCATGCAATAACTGTATATTTATACAGTAGCAAATAATTTGTTTGCTATCCAGCACGTTTTGCAAATTACCTGAAAGGTAATATCTATTCATATTCACAGTCTTTCTATCCATATGTGGTTTTTCAGGTAATAGAATAACCAGATATGCGGCGCAACGGGTGCTGCGACTATCTGGAGATTTAACATGACGGTCTCAACCGAAGTTGACCACAACGAATACACAGGTAACGGCGTTACGACATCATTTCCGTACACCTTCCGTATTTTCAAAAAATCCGACCTGGTTGTTCAGGTGTCTGACCTGAACGGGAACGTAACAGAATTGGTTCTGGATACCGGTTATACGGTAACTGGGGCGGGCACTTATAGTGGCGGTTCTGTTGTTCTTCCGTCGCCGCTTGCTGCTGGATGGCGAATTACGATAGATCGTGTGCTTGATGTAGTGCAGGAGACAGACCTTCGCAATCAGGGAAAGTTTTTCCCCGAAGTGCATGAAGATGCCTTTGACTACCTGACGATGCTGATCCAGCAATGTTTTGGGTGGTTCAGACGTGCATTGATGAAACCATCTTTGCTTGCAAAATATTACGATGCAAAGCAAAACAGAATTTCTAACCTTGCAGATCCATCACTTGAGCAGGACGCTGTAAATAATCGCTCAATGCGTAATTATGTCGATGCTGCAATCGCCGGAGTTGTTGGTGGTTTTGGTTGGTTTATTCAGTATGGTTCAGGCGCGGTATATAGAACGTTTCAGGATAAGATGCGGGATACTGTCAGTGTTCTTGACTTTGGCGCTAAAGGTGATGGAGTCACAAATGATACAGATGCTTTCATTGCCGCGGCATCTGCTTCGCCACAAGGTGTTTATGTTCCTGATGGCACGTATTTATTGCCGGAAGATATTAATGGAAGATTTTATGGCCCAGGAAAAATAATTAAAGAGACAGGAGCGGAACGAATTCCGTTTACCAATGTAGCTCAGTCTCATAGCAACCTTATTTTAGGTTATGATGCCGCAAAAAATTACACTGACTCTGGTAAAGGTAATCAATTGGTTTTGCTTGGACCAAGTTCTGGTCGCAACATAACTAGCGGCACTAACACAATCGTGGTTGGTGTGGGTGGTTTGTCAGGAGATACTCTAGAAGATGATCTTACAGATAAGTCGCCATTTTCTGGAACAGAGATTATCAGTATAGGTATTAATGCTTTGAAGAAAGCCACCACTGGAAATAACATGATTGGTATTGGCAGGGATGCGCTAAACGAGTGTAAGGATGGTAGGTTCAATGTTGCAGTTGGTATGTCAGCTTTGCAGCAACTCCATTCTGGAGAAGCTAATGTTGCAATAGGACGCTCTGCAGGAATGCGTACTGGCATCTACACAGACCCTCAAGGTGTACGTCTTGGGTATAATAAATGTAATGGAAATACCCTTATTGGTAATGCAGCTGGTAGGGAGTTAAAGCAAGGTGATCATAACACAGCTATAGGTAATGGAGCATTGCGAGGAGTATCATCAACAGAGAACCCATACACTGGGACTCTCACAGGTAATTTTAATACAGCAATTGGTGTTGATGCTCTCAATTCCCTATCCTCAGGTGACCTGAATGTTATGATAGGAGCAAGAGCAGGAAGAAAATTACCAACTGGAAATGGTAATATTTTTATAGGTCCAGATGCTGGTGCCGGAATATCAGAAGATACCTCCAATAAATTCATTGTAAATAATCACAAAGGATTGCCTTTTTTAGAAGGTGTTATGGGAGGCGCACAAGCGGAAGATAACTATTTGCGTATAGATGGTAGTGTTGCCCCCCAGATAGATAATCAAAGAACTTGTGGTCAATCTAGTCGTAGATGGCAAACTGTCTTTGCAACTAATGGTGTAATACAAACATCTGACGGTAGATGTAAAGATGTGTATGAGATATCTACGGCAGAGTATAGTGCAGGGCTAGAATTAGCCATTAGCATGATAAAGTTTAAATGGACAGATGCAGAATCTGATAAGTATCACTTCGGATGTATGGCTCAAGAAGTAATGCTGATTATGGAGAAATATAATCTTAACCCTACAGACTATTCTCTGGTTACTTATGATAAAGAATCGGATATGTATGGTGTAAATTACGCTGACTTATCTTGTTTCTGTATTGCCGCTATGTCTAAACATTTATTACGAAGTGCGTAAGTACATATTTTATTGTTATTCCTAAACCACCTCCTTGTGAGGTGGTATGTTATAGCTATCTTTTACTGATTAAATCAGTGAATTAATAACTTAAATATTGTAATTATGCCTAAATTACTCGTTAATAATTTCTCTACCGTGTTTTAATCAGTGACACTTTTTCGGCAGTAATGAGTTTAACATTAGTATTACAATGAATTACCTGTTTAACCACATGTGGTTTATTGTGTATGATGAACCCCTTAAATTAGGGGGGCATATGCACATTAAACGGTGGTTTTTATGTCAGTTCAGATAACCAGTGAGTCTTTAAATCAGTGGCTTAGCATGAGTTCTCTGGTGGCGGTTATAGCAGGAGCACCTCCTGAGGTTGCTTTGGGGTCTTTGGCTGGAGCGGTTATTTTTGTTACCTCTGCAGTAGAGTATCCCATTCGTCGTCGCGTACTCTTGTCGATGCTTAGCTTTCTCTGCGGACTTCTTTTCTACAAACCAGCAGCATCAATTCTTATCGGCATAGCCAGCCTGATCCCTACAATTACGCAGGACTCGTTTGAGAAAGGGATTGTTTTCTCTGCTGGTGCATTCGTGTCAGCAATCGTCGCAGTTCGAATTGGAATCTGGCTCTATCACCGTTCCGATAATCCACGCGAGTTAATTCCGGGGAGAAAAGGCGATGGTAACGCATGAGTTTTTTTTGCTTATTACCAATGCAGTTATTTGTACTGGCATAGCAATTCGCGTTGTCACATTCCGACGTAACGGATCTCAACATCGAAGATGGGGTGGTTGGCTTGCTTATTTCCTGATTGTTGCATCGGCCAGTATTCCGGTTCGTGTCGCCTATGCAATCTGGTTCCGCACGCCAATGGCTGTGGATTTATCTGAGGTCATTATCAACGCTGTCATGCTTGCTGCGGTTATTAAAACGCACGGTAACGTTGTTCAAATTTTCAAAGTATCGAGGTCTAAACATGGAGATTAAACAATTCCAGCGAGCTGCTGGTATCAGCGATGTGCTGGCCGCACGCTGGTTCTCGCATATAACTTCTGCGATGAAAGAGTTTGGTATCAGAAAACCCGAAGATCAGGCAATGTTTATTGCTCAGGTCGGGCATGAGTCTGGAGGCTTCACCCGGTTGCAGGAAAATTTCAACTACAGCGTCAGCGGACTGGCGAGCTTTGTCAGGACTGGACGCCTCACCCAGGGACAGGCTAATGCACTGGGGCGCCGTGCTGGTGAACCACCATTGCCACTTGAGCGCCAGCGCGCGATCGCAAATCTGGTTTACAGCAAACGCATGGGTAACAATGCTCCCGGCGATGGCTGGAATTACCGTGGGCGCGGGCTTATCCAGATTACCGGTTTGAATAACTATCGTGACTGCGGAAACGGTCTGAAAGTTGACCTGCTGGAGAATCCTGAACTGCTGGCGCAGGACGAATACGCGGCTCGTAGCGCGGCGTGGTTCTTTGCCAGCAAAGGATGCATGAAGTATACCGGTGATATTGCACGTGTAACTCTGATTATCAATGGTGGCCGGAACGGCATCGACGACCGGCGCGCGCGGTACGTCACTGCCAGTAAGGTGCTGGCTATATGATCTGGGCATTCGTAAAAGCATATTGGAAACAACTGATTATCGTGGTGATGCTTGCTGCTCTGTTCATCGTCGGAGTGGTTGCCTGGAATATACACGGCAGTCGCCAGTACGATGCCGGGTATGCGCAGGCGGAAGAAGACCGCAAAGACGAAGAAGACAAAGTTCGTCAGTACTACGAACAGGAGAAAGTGACCAATGAACGTGAAGCGCAGCAGAGAATCGACCAGGCGCGCAATGATGCTCTTGATGCTGCCGCTCGCGCTGGCAGGTT